TCACCCGAGCCAAATTTCCCCAATCATAAATTCTGTTAATTGTCAAGTGGGTAAATGGAAAAAAGACTATACACATTTGTTGTGTATAGTCAAGACTTTATTTTATAGTTTCGTACAACATGTTAAGCACGTCTTTATTTTCGTTAATTCGATTCTCAATTAATAATCTAGCCATCGTGTCGTTTTTAAACTCACTATTGATTAGTGATTCGTAACTAACAATCTTTTGTTCCAACACCCTGATAACAGATTCTACACGTCCAGACCTCATAATCTTACTTGACATGTTTTTTCACCTCAACTACATAACCCTTTTCGATTGCTTTTTTTAAAGTTGTAGGGTCATACGGTTTTTGCCTACCTGAGAAATTAACACCATCTTGTTTTAGTTCAAGTAACACTAATTCACCATAATACCACGCAAACCATAATGTACCTTTTTCTAAACTAAGTGTACTTTTGACAACCTTATACGATGAACCAATGTTAACTTTTAACACTCTCAACAACTCCTATTATTAAAGTAACTTACAATAATAGAATAACACAGTGTTAACAAGTTGTAAACATTTAACGACTGCCTAACAATTGGAACATCTCTATTGTCTGGTTCTTTATTTGCATGTCTTCGAACCTCAACCAACCGCCCTCATACGCTTTAATACAACCAGACAACAAATGTGACTTGTTAGCAGACTTAATTAACATCATATTAGGTTTATGTTCTGAGTCTGTGAGGGCAAACTGCAAACCGTTGCTAGGGTCATAATCATTAGACACATAACATAACCCCTCTTTGTAATCTGTCCAAAAACCGTATATGTGACCGTTGTAAACGATAGAGAATTCAAATCTTGCATTACCTGATTTCTTTTCAACGAAATTCTTATTGTCTTTTAAGAACACGTTTTCGACCGCATAGTCACCATATGCCGTACCCTTAATAAGTTGTCCAAATCTCGTTTTATATTTGGCTTGTACGAATTCTTCATTTTTAACGAACTCTATTATAATATGTCCATATCGTGTAAATCTTCGATTTGATCGTGGCTTAATGTTCCAATATAAAAAGTAAGGATTAACCACGGACACAGCATTCGAAATAAAAGCAACTCTGACATTGTCTCGCATCCTAGCAACCGTTTCATAAAATTCTAGAAACATAGTAACCTCATTCGCCAAATAGTGAATATGCCCTTTATCAATTACAAATTCGTCAAAGCCTATTTTATCTACTAAATGATACGACACAGATTTTTTAGTCATAGCCGTTGAAAGGGCAACCCCATAACCAGCTAATTTCTTATCAATGTATAATAGTTTACCCTTTACCTCGAATTCCACTTCTGGGAATTCATGAGCGATATCGTTAAAAAAGTTTTTAAAATCATCGAACTCGGTTTTATACCTTCTCAAATAGATGAATTGTGCCCCTGTCTTTAAAAAGGTATTGATTGCCCATTTTTTGAAGCCGTAGGTTTTACCCGCCCCACGGTTTCCGATAATAAAGTTGAATAAAGCGTTGTATGATAAGACATTTCGAAACTCATAAAATATTGATTTTTCAAGGGCGGGCATCCTTACGACCTCCTTATAATCTTTGTACAACGACTGGTGAACCACTCGCCTTGAAAGTGTTATTCGTTGTAACAATATTTGAATTAGCGCCTATTTTGATTGAATATTCAGCGGTTTCGGGAGTGACCCAGATACAATCTTTCACCGTTCCAGCATTTCCGCCCGTGAATTCAATCTTATTATCAATGTAACAACCGTCTAAAATAATACCGTTTTGACGTAACCCTACATACAATGCGTTTCTGTCCGCCTTACCAACAACAAACTTACACCCTTTGAACGTAACGTTACCCCCGTTAATATTACTAACCCTGTCACGGAATGATACGGCATCAGCGTCCATGGCATTAATCCAACAATCGGTAAAGGTTAGGAAATCCCCTTCTTCAATGGTCATACCATACGTATTCAAGTCTAAAATAATATTTGAAAAAGTAACCGCTAAACCTGTGATAAAGTCAAGACCAAATGATGCACATCCATGTAAGCCCCCGATAAAGTTTAAACCCTCGGGTCTTCTTTTTTGACCCCCATAATAAATGTCACCGTCAATTTCAATACCCTTTGTCCCTGTGTTACTTGTGGCAAATGAACAACCTGTAAAGGTTACATTAACAACTTGACCCTTAACAATAAGACCTTTACCCGTGAGATTGGAAGTCGTTACATTCACAAAATGACTGCTCCAAACCTCTCCTAGCTGGATACCATCTTTCAATTTGGATACCGCAATATTACTAAAATGGTACTCGGCTACTGAATAATTAACGGAGGTTGGTTGGCTAATTAACGTTTTATTGACCGTTCCCATATAAATTCCTAATAGATTAAAAGCTGGGTCACCTTGTAAACGCAAGTCATGAATAAAACTTGTCTTCATGTCTAATTCACTTTCGAATATTGGCTCACGACCTTCTATCCACAACATACAGTTTTGAGGAACGCTTGCACCGAAAGTGTTATTCGTCCAACCGCCCTTAACAATGATTCTAGCCCCGTTACCGTTTATACTATGGTTTCTAGGTAATTTCAAACTTTTGGTGATACGGTAGGTTCTTGGTGAAAGTTCTGTTACTGTGTTATTGGTTAGACAATCTTGTAACGCTAGGGTATCATCTTTTATCCCGTCACCGAATGCCCCATAGTCCTCTGGTGTACCTGCTATTTTAGGAGCTTTAGACATTATTTCTTGGTTAAAATCCTCTGCAAAAGTCTCCATTTCCGATTGTATATTCGAAATGTCATTTCCAACGTCACCCTTAAACGTATTGAAGTCAGTATCCATTTTTGTGGTAAAGTCAGTCAAATCTTTTTTATCAGCCTTGGTTTGAAAAAGCACATCATTAACCAATTCGCCCAATTTCCCGTCTGCTTCCCACTTTACCATGATACCGTCAACAACATCTGTTAACTCTTGACCAAAATAGACATTAGACGTTTCAATTAAATCATTTAATTTTACTACCACCTTACCCACTAATTCGGAAAATGAAAGACTTTCATCATACACTTGGGGTAAAACATGTTGTGTCCAATATTCTAGTGTCTCAATAGGTTTGACCATTCTTGTAACCTCCTAGTAGATATTCATAAACAAGTCGTTTAACTCATCTATGATTAATTTGTCAATGTTTAAAAATGTTTCTCGTATTTCTTGCAATATTCCCGATGGGTACTTCATACCATCGTGTCCAGCTATCGTCTGGGTGTACTCATCAATAGTTGTTGCATTACCCGTTGAGGTAGCACTTCCCGTTGTTGAATCGTTTGTGTCCGTTTCGGTCATATTCGTTGCATAGTCAAGACCCTGTAATTTCGCTTGGGGGGTATCTGAAAATACGCTTTTTCCCGAACCAGTACCCGAACTATTTGTGTCACTTTTTCCCGTTGACTCTTGGGTGGTTGTCCGTTTGTCGTTAATGGTGACATTCTTATTCTTGTAAGGGTCATAGGTCTTGAATATCTCAACCGCCTTATAATGTTCATTGTAATAGGGCATGATGATATTTAATTTAGCTTTCAAGAAATGTTTAAACTGTCCAACGGTTTCAAAACCAATTTCCCTAAAATAGTACCAATCCAATATTTTCTTTTCTAAAACCCCTTTGTAAGCTGGGTCAAATATGGGGTACTCAAAGTCGAAAATGGGGTAACCACTCTCGACTATGCTCCTAATTTGTGTTGTGTATTTTGCCATGCTTACACACCCTTGTCTTTTTTGTCTTTACCCCTAATAGCCGTTGACCCCATTGAACCGAACCAGTAACCAATAATAACAGTTAAAACAGTTTTTAAGGTTTCATCTCCTTGACCTGAATGTAGTGTGTAAGCGTAAATTGCTAAAATTGTAAGAGTGATAATTAAATGTGCCATAAGGACAAGAACCCCCATTCTATCTATCTTCATTTTTTTCATCCTCCTCGTTTTCGTCACGATCGTTGTCTTTTTCTTTGTTTAGTCTAAAATCTACCGAAACATTCAACCCGAACATTTTATTAATTTGTTCGCAAGCATATTGACGGGCTTGTAACATGTAGAAGCGTGACATTTCAATTTGTTCATCATTGGCTTCAACCTCTGCCGAAACTAAACGTTCTTTTTTGTCCTGTTTAGCATTACCCACTCCCAGAAATGTCATGGCTTCATTCCACAAATTATGTTTGTAAGCCATTAACTTATCAGATACAAAGGGCGCTTCGGTTGTTAAAACACTGATACTCTCTTTGTCGAAACCTTTTTTATTCCCGAAAATAAATGGCTCATTTCCATCATATTGCATGTAAGCATTCATCATAGTTAACCGTTGGTTTTCATCAGCTAAAATTAACACAGGTGTTTTTTGGGCATTGATGTTAACATCCATTGTTTTTTCAACTTGGTACAACCGATAGGCATACGCTCGGATAGTCGGAATAATACTTGTTCTTGAAAAGTTATTCCATATTATCACACCATTGTCAGGTGACAAGTCTCGGTTATACCCAATTGACACGGCTTTATAGTCGGTTGGTTCTTCATAGTAATTTATCATACCCCCAGCGACAACGGGAGAAACCATATACCCCATGCTTGGGTCTTCGTGAAATACAACGCTACCGTTTTGGTACATTTTCAATTCTAGAAATCTCTTATTAATCTTTTCGGGTAACCCTTTCCATTCGAACATAGCAAGGGCATAGTTCATCAACCTGTCATAGTACATATCATAAGTATCAACATTTGATATTCGAGATTCCCATGATTGTAATTTTTTCTTTTGACTCATGTTCTCACTCCTACCATTTTAATGCCCCAGATAACCATAAATGGTATATTTTTTTATTGCTGGGGGTTGGGTCTGGGTTGGGGTCAGGGTCTATTGTTCCAGTACCGCTTAGGGTATCCCACCAATATTTAGCTTGTGTACTTCTTATAGGTTGGTCTTGGTTCGCTGGACGTTCATAATTGATAATAAAGGCTTGTGCTAAATATTCGGGGCTTGCCGTTGATACTTTGAACTCTTGAAAGGTAATAGGGTACTTAGTTGTTTTTATCCATTGCTGGTTATTAGCAACCTCCCATTCAATTCTTTCAAGGTTGGAGGGCATTTCCCGATACGGTAACCCGTTTGAATTTGCCCAATCGATGTATTTTGTTGCTGGTGTCCATTGAACCAATCCGAAACCCATTCGCATATTCCCAATATCGTCCGATTGCCATCGGGCAGGATTGATAGCCGATTCGCTTTGCATGTTCCCAAGCATCCCACAAACGGCATTTCGTGACCAACCTTTAGGTAATAAATAACCTAAAATATATTCACTGTTTACGGTCATTTCTGCCAATGTCAATGAGCGTGACTCAGGATTGTAGTATTGAACCATTTACAACTCACCGTTCCCAAGGTCATAATTCCCTATCCAGTCACCATGCCATAACGTGACCCCATTGTTAAACATGTTCTTTAAGGTGGCTATATCGTCCGCTGGGATATTCCCTGTAAGATTCATTCCAACCGTCTGGACATAATTCCAATGTTGCCTTGTTTTAAAGTTTGGCATTTTTAACTCATTCACTTTATACCCGTACATTTTAAAGAACCCCGATAATTTTTTCCGATATTCTGCCGTGATTTGTTTCTTAACAATATATACCCCTTTTAACCCGTTCCCATAGTCAAAAGCGGTATTCCCACCCATTTTTGTTAGAGAAGGTGGTACGGTTTCAAGGTCTTTTTGTTTAGACATTAACCCTTGTAATTGAAAATAAGAGTTAACCCCAGCCGTTGCCATTTCCCCAACCCCAGCCGCAACCCCAACGGGATTTCGACCGACTGCCGAACCAATGGTAGACATACCGCCCCCAACCGTCCGCATGATGCTATTTAGGGCGATTTGTTGGGTCTGGGTTGCTAGTGAATTTCGATTCCCTTGTAAGTAGGCGGACAATAAATCCGTAACGATCGGAACATCATTAGGGTTGTTATTAATGAGGGCATGTTCCATAGCAACTTCCCCAGCGTTTTCCATGTCTGATTCGTTCATTAAATAGTTAGCAACATGATAAGAAACTTTATTTGAAACCCCCATTGACCCTTTTGTCATTAAAATAAGGTCTTTGTCTTGAATGTACTCATTTTTAATTTCGACTGTATCCCCCTTCAAGTCGGTTAATAGGGTAACGGTATAAGGGTACATTAATAGTTTTGATTCGGTTACATTGGCATACCCTAAGTATTTACTACCTAACCATTTCATTTTACCCCCATAATTCGGTAGGTCTTTTAAATAGTAGGTGTTAAACATGCTTGTTCCGTCTTGTATGGTGACGGGGTCAAAGTTACTAGGAAATGCAATTGTTGTACCATCATAAGACATGTCAATTCCTAAAAACTCGGTTACATATAAGGCGGCTACATTGTTTACCGCCCCCTCTTGCTTGTACAACCCTTTCAAAACATCGTTTAAAGAAGACAATGTCCATTCCGTGCCTTGCCATGTTGTTTTTGGGGTTGTCCCATTCATTCGAAACGGGTGTATATAATAGGTTAAGGGTTGAGGGCTACCGTTTAAAACAGGTTTGATTAAGCCCTTATCAGCACTTCCCCCGTGCATCGTTTCGGTACACACCATAACCAAGAAAAAAACATCGTCAAATGGTACATGTTGTTGAACTAATACCGTTTCATAGTCCGTACCATAATTAAGACCCTCATCAACGGTATTAATAACAGGTGACCCGTCCGAATTCCACCTCTGGGTATGCTCCCTGACCACGAACGATTGGTGGTAATTAATTTCAAACATCCATGATTGATAGGCATCAATCTCAAAATGTACTTTTGTTGTGTCTGGGTTGACATATTCCAATTTCGTGATAAAAGCGTAAAACCACTTATCAGTGAATTCGTTGTTACGGAACATGATGTAATTACAG